TAATGTGGCATTAAATAATTTATACTTCCATCATTAAATACAAGTCTAATTAAAGTATTATCTAAATTAGTATAACATGGGTAAGACACAACAACTTGAATATGGATAATGTTAATTTCAATACTATCTATAAATACACTAACGTACATGGTGTCTATTTTATTTTCAACAAACACTAAGCAATAAGAAGGTCTTTTATATATAACTAAACTAGAATCTTTTAATACCTTCACCCCCCTTTCAATTGGATCTTGACTAAAAGCACTAGCAGCCATTAAAAATAATATACATAAAATAAAAACGATAATGTCAGTCTTTTTACTTTTGATAATTTCCATGATTTCTAATATTAATTGTTTAGTATATTTAGTTGTACTTACTTAATCTAAAAAGGTTACAAACTAACTTAATATTAAGTTAAAATTATCTCTTTTCTATAAACATAGTTTTTATCCATTGTACTACTTTCTGAACATTCTTTGCAGTTGTAGGCACAGTAACATAATTCTTAAATACAAACTTAACCTTTAAGTAGTAATCTGTCAATCTGCCATTACTAGGCAAAGGAAAGTTGCTAAACCAAGACTTGTCAATCAACCTGTAGTTTCTATTTGTTGCTGATATGCTTACGTCTTGGCTAGTTTGGTTATCTGTTGAAAAATAAATATCTGTGTAATTAGGTCCAGTTGATTTAATTTGTGCGTTTTGAAAAGTCATAGCCATATCCTTTTTAGGATTTACAATTATTTCATGCTCAAAATTCCAAACTTTACCATAGAACTTACATAATTCGGCTCCAAAGTTTTGTAAATAGATTTGATTAGTTTGATTAATAGCTACCCATGATGCACTACTTGGAGCTAACGGACTTGTTCCTGTAACTGCTGTTAATGTTCCTGGATATGAAGCTATAGTAACTGCTTGAATACAAATATACTCTATATTTCCAGTGGTTACAGTATCTCCTATCTCATAAGTAGTTGATGGCATATCTACATTATATGCCTTCAAATTCTTTCCATTATTTGCAGATACAACTAAATCATTATGATTATGCCATATTGCAGGCAAACAGTCTGTAAATGATACAAAAGCATTAAGTATATGATTATATCCTAGCGTAAAATCTTTATTCTCCTCTATTCTAGGAGTTGGAAAAGGTAAAATGTCAAAGTCAACAGTTGTTACGCTATTATATTTAAATGTTAAATAAGTCATTTTAAAAGTTGGATCATAGACTCCAACTATACCATATCCCATTAATGGAATTTCTGGAATACTTAAGTTATTTGTATTGTATATACCATTATTAATGGCAAACAAAGGTAAATTACCTTCATTAAATTCATTGTTAAAGAATACTTGTAATCCTTTAATCATAGACATTTCTTCTGGTTTACTTCCAATACCCATTACCATAAAAGCTCTTCTTCTCATGTCAAACCACGCAAAACCATATTCCGTTTCTGTTAATCCATGCTGATGTTGATTACCAAAGTAAGTATCTATATCGTCATATCTATCTATTACCCCTGTTACGCCTAAAGCAGTAGCATCTCCTAAGGCAGAACCACCAACTAATTGTCTTTCTAATATTGGAGTATAACCTACTGAGTGGTCTTGCCAATAAAATAATTTAGAATCTCTAGACTTAACATTATTAATCTGACCTCTTTGTCCATCTAAATCTCTATAGTCTGGAATCCTAAATACTCTAAAACTATCTATTAATTCTCCTGGATATTTAAGTCCAGCCCATCTCATTCTATAGTCAAAATTTCCAGTAAAATTATAATTAACAGGTAATGCAGGGTATTTAATAAAATCTCCTACTGTACTATATCCATGATTGTAAGAATAGTCTTCTAATCTTATAGATCCAGAGCCATCATCATATACGATGCCGTTAGGATAAACGCTTGAGCCTGAATTTGAAGCCCCTTGCCTTGCTCCAGTTCTACCTCTTCTTAAGTTGAAATTAGAATTTGATTCACATGGAAAATACAAAGTATAAGCATAAGTAAATAAATCTGGCAATACTACGTCAGATGTATTTAATAATCCATAAACTGTATCAACTATTTGCGTATAACAATCTCCGCCAAATACTTCTATGTTATTAAATGTGTATTTTTTTTGACCAGCATAATCTCCTGATGCAAACGTAGTTCCCGTATCTGTATCTGCTTTAACTTGTGCTGTTATTGGCTGAAAGTGACCTGTAGATATATATAAACTATTAGCGATAGCATTTGTACTACTACCTCCGTATTGTTCTGATGGAGCTATATTTTTAACATAATTTAATAACATTTTTTCAACATAACTATTTGCTAGAGTATAAGATGATGCTATGTTCCAATTATTAAACATATTATCTAACAAAATTACTAATTTCTTAGAACCTGCCGCTATAGACCTATTCATTACCGCTGGATTAACACCTCCTGCACAAGTAGCCCAATCATATTTAACTACGAGATTATCTATAGCTATTTTATTACTTACTCCATAACCACCGCCAATATCTGAAATAACTTGATTTTCATTTAATGAAGTTAAAGGATTGCCATTCATCAATTCTAATTTAGTTTTAAATAAATCAGCACCAGAATTACCAGTTCCAGAAGTAGCTGGATTATGCGCTACAAATTCAAATAATTTACTTTCTGTTATAACAGGAGATAAATCAGCAGAAACATAAGTACCTGCTGTTACACCAGCTCTTATTGTATTGTAATCTGAAGGACGTATCCACCCAGCTTCTTCTATATAATTACCATCTTTATTCCAAGCCGAATCTAAAGGAGTGCCTGTTAGCCAATCTGGACAAATATATCCTAAGTAATTAGTTGAATTTAAAGGAGTTAAACATTGTCCACCAGCCATAGCTCCTATAAAATAGCTATACGCTAAACCATAACTAGGAACAGGTGCACACATTTGTAAACCTAATCCTTGAGTTACTATTCTAGCATCTCTCTCTACCCTTACAATACTAAAGCCACTACAATTATCCATTACCCATTGAGGTAAGTCTAATCCGCTTATTACTAATCCTGTTGCGTTAATACTATATTGAGTTCCGTAAGTTGCTGTTGTTTTAGAAGTTAATAATCCTCCTTTTGTAGATATGTCTGGCATATCAATATCTACAATATGCTTAACATAAAAAGGATTACCTTTTAAATCATAAGGTAATATTCCAAGTCTATATCTTTCATTACTCCAATATCCTCTATTATGACTAGCAACTGCTGGGTCTGAGTAATTCCAAAATCCTGTCTTTATTTCAATAGCATCTTCTACTCTTTTACCTGTAAGTAAAGATGTGTATCTATTTCTAGTTGTACATGGTCTACATTGAGAGCCTACTGGTATAGTTACGTTTGTACTAGCCGTTACGCCAACAAATACTTCTCCTAATGTGTAAGTTACTGCATTATAAGTAATATCTCCACCTGTAATATCTGTTACTAAATATCTTGTATTTGGTGCAATACCTCCAACTCCTGCTGGATTAACTCCTAATACTAAATCTCCTGGATTGTACGTTAAATTATTAACACATGAATCTAGTTTCTCGTGAGCCAACATTGGATAATTTAATGCTCCTACGGTTACTCCACTCAAATCTAAAGGAAACTCATTTCTTTCAGTTATATTTCCGATAATATTGTAATTCTTATTAGTAGTTAATGTTTTTACCCTCAATACACTTGCAGGAAATAACGTTAAATCACTAATAGATACAGTAGATAAATTAGTAGCTCCCGTATGTTCAATAGTCATAGAGCTACCTGTTATTGTTTCTTTAGATATTACAGATATTTTATAAGGTATCTCAACTTCTTGGTCAAACTCAGCACAACATACTTCTATCGTGTCAAATGTAGTATCAATGTTTGATATTTTAACTTTTACAGACCTGCCACTATTTTCTAAGGTTGTTAAAGAACCATTGCCTGCAAAATTATGATACCCATTAGTACTAGCTACATAAGCTGCTTGACTATTAGTTGACATTGCTACGTGAATAGGATTGCTTGCATAACTCCACGATGTAGTAACTCCTTCTGGAGTAGAACTTAATCTATAAAAATATATCTTTTCTCCACAATTAACTGAACCTGTACCGTATTCTACAAAATCAATATTACCTAATAATCTATCTGGTTGCCAGTCTAAAAGTTTAATATCATAGTATTCAATTACTAATGGCGTGCCTGCTACTGTTGTAAAGTTAGCATTAGCAGCAGTAAAAATATTACTATTTACATAGTTAGGAGCAGTAGGTATATTAGTTCCGTTGCTTGGTCCATATCTAAAAGTATTATGAAGTATTACTCCATTAAGAACCATGTATTTTTTACCAACTACTAATGAACCTGTAGATAAATATGTTGTAAATATAGGATTAGCAATATTAAATACTCTTGGTTCATTGAAATTATCTGTCCAATAAACACGTTTAATATTATCATTTTCTTTAAATGAGAATCCTTCTATCTTATGTAACTTAGTAAAGTTTAATTCTTGGTGGTTATAATAAGGAACGTATGTACCTACAAAGTCTAACCCAACTCTTGTAAATTCTATTACTCCAATTTCTCCATATCCTGTAGTTGTTTCACTATTAGTACTAAATACTACTAATTTATCTATAAAAGAAATAAATCCTATAGGCATAGGTAGAGCTTCTTTTAAAGTACATCCCTGGTTATTTACTGCCGTATATATAGGATTTAAGGTAAGCAATATCTTATTACCTTTAGTCATTTCTACAGTATAGTGATTTCCATCAAAAGAAATAAGCATACCATTTTTCATATTTCTATACGTGCCGTCGGGCTGTAGTATAAATGAAATGTCTTGATTTATTCCTTTATCAAAGGTATTAATAACTGAATCTGCCATAAGTATTGTTTATATTCATTCCTACATATAATCCTCTTCCAGAGTACGGGTCGTGCCATAATCTAGCTATTTCTTCTCTTTCTGTCTCTGTTAATTGACTATCTAATGCTCTTGAATGAGCGCATAATCTATCCCATTCTTTAAAATGCCACTGCATCTCAGACATATCCGCCGATGTCTTTTTTCTTTTTCTAAGACACCATTTGTATAAAATGTGATGAGTAATAGCTTCTATATGATTTTCACTTATTTGCATAAATCCATCACAGTCAATACTATATCCTATATATTCTATAGTTACATTTCCGTTATTTGGAGCTACATCGAATATAATTTTATTATTTTGATAGCCATAAGGTATGATTCCACATCCTGTTGTTGTTTCTGAACTTGCAGCATCTACTATTAAAAATGTATTATTTGTACTTTGCGCTAATTGAACAATAGGATTACTAAATACTTTAGAAAATATACTACCTGACTCAGATGGATGAGAACCCATTATAGCTCCCTCTACTCTAATACAATTATCTGGTAACTCTGCTGTTCCTCCACAAATATCTAATACAGCCCATTGTCTCTCAAATTGATAATAACTACCAATTTCTGTTTCTGCTTGGTAAGCCCAAGTCATAAATAATGGAAGATGTTTATCATGATCCAACGCTGCCATATCCATAGCATTTAATATTGGATTTCTTATTGATATGAGTTTATTTATTGACATTGTTAATATATTCTTTTAAAATTTTTCTTTAAAGCTTTAAAATCACATAGAGGCTCTTCTCCGTTTCCATAATCCCTCATAACAGTTCTTGAATCAACTCTGTCTTTGTCTAAAATAAATCCATCATAATCAAGTATATTCAAATCTTTATACGATGCATATATTCTATCAATAGGATTACTTCCTTCCATTATCTTAGTTTCTCCTAGACTTTTTCCGTCTAAAAAGTATTCTATGTTTACTGTTTTTTCCATGTTTATTGACATTGTAATCTTGTTATTAATTTTCCTTGTTTAATTCCTTCACTTACTACATTACTTAAGTTCTTATGAGGTTTAAAGAATAATTGCAGTTTATCTTTATATCTATCCGTTTCTAGCATTATCTTGTAAATATACTTAGAACTATCAAATCTCATATTAGCTTCTTTTACTCTTCCTCCGACATACATAAAACCATTTGTTAATAATGACATTGCTCTTTTATGTTTTATTATTGGAGTTGCCTTAACCCATATTTTAGTTTGCTTATCCAACTTCACTATAGCTCCAATCTTTAAATTACTTAATATCTCCTCCTCTATATAACTATTCCAAATCTTATTAATCTCTGGCGTTGTAATCCTTTCTCTAAAATTATTCTTATATCTTTTTTTTATAAGAAAGTGTAACCTTGGCGTTGACCATCCATTTAGCTTATACTTTGGTATCTTTCTCATTGTTGTTTTAATACGTCATCCGCAGAATCATTTACTATATCTGTAGCTTGTTGTCTCTCTATTTGTAATTCTGTAGTTAATATAGAAATCACTATCTGTTTCATTAAGTGAGCCGATACAGGATATGGGTCATTCTCAGTCATTGCTACTTCATAATTATTATAAAATACTTGACTTGTACCACTAGCAGTAAATGTTGTAATACTAACTATTCCAGTAAATGTATCTCCAGGAATATAAATAACTCCATTGTAAGTTACTGTTCCAGAAGTTCCTTTTACTTGATAGACTACGCCTGATTTAATACTTCCACTAATAACAGGAAATGTTTTTTTAATCATTAATCCTTCTGTAGTAGCTGGTATTCCAAAAAATCTTAAATTATTAACAAGTTTATTAACATATATAGTTGTTCCAAATCTTTGATAAAATCCAAACTTACTCTGAACGTGTTCTTTAGGAATTAAATGCCATCTTTCAATAGGGCTAAAGGTATAACTAGTTTTGCCAGAAGCAGACATAATCCTTAAAGCTAAGTCTAAGTTTCCATCTCCTAATGCTGTTAAATTCATTACTTCTGGAATAACAGTCTTCATTACATCACAATCTAAGAATGTGATATTTGGGTCATCTGCGAAGTTCACTTTAGTTAGTGAATAAATACCAAAGTCCATTAACCAATTTTGGTCAATAACACCTGTTCTGTCGTATTCTTTAAGAATCTCAGATACTCTTGTTAACTCTACTAGATTAGCTAAGTAATCTTCATCTAAACGTTGTTCGTCTGATTGAGAAAATCTAGTTGCTAAAATCAATACAGAATCTACTATTTGTTTTCTCGTAGGCATATCTTAGTTTTTATACTTCAAATATACTTATTAATTAAACTCGTTTTTAACTTAAAGTTGAGTTATTTTAAAGCAAATATAGTTAAGGCTTCTGTTAATGTAGCTGCGATTATAACTCCTATAGTTTTAATC